CGGGTTCTATTGATGACGAGGCGATTACCAAAGCCTTGAGTGAGGTGGTAGCTATATGCGACAATACAACTCCAGAGAAGGTTGACCTTCTCTACTGGGATACAGATGTTGCATCTCATGAGCAGTATCGCGAAGATAACTACGCGGGTCTAGTTAACTCTACTAAACCTGCTGGCGGTGGTGGTACAGACGTAGGCTGTGTGATGCAGTATGTAACAGATAATCAGCTCAAACCAGAGTGTACGATTATTATTACTGACGGTTACACGGACTTTCCTAGAGAGCACCCTACGTACCCTGTGATATGGGTTATTGTTGGTGGCAGTAATGTTGTGCCGCCGTTCGGTAGTGTGACTAGGTTAGATTAGTCATGATTGAGGTATCTCGTACTTTAACTGAAGGAGAATGGTGGGTATCACCAATAGGTCGTAATACATTTGGTGAGCCTCACTCTACCTACCCACTTAATCGGAGCGTGCTCGACTTAGAAAAAGAATTACCTCCCTTATTATATGGTAGATACTGTATGTTGCGTATAGCAAAACATGGGGAACAGCATGAGGGACTCGGAGTTGTTTATAAGTACGTGGATGGTGAGCCCTATAAGTTCTATATATGTGAGGAGGATTGATGATTAGGTTACAGCAAGGGGTTACAGTACAGGGGTGGTGGATATCTGCGTATGACAATTTAATGGTTGAACCTCCTTCTAAACAAGTAGGTATGCACATTTTTGATTTAGAGAAAAAGCCGCTTCCATTAGTATACAAAAGATACTGCCTATTGAAGTTAGCCCCATCAGATGAATGGGTTAGTGGGGTAGGTAAAGTAATTAGATACAACAACGGCACTTGCCAATTCTTTATATATGAGGAGGAGTAGTGATAGCGTTTTACTGGTTAGATAAAGAAACGGGGGAGTGTACAGTTAAGGGGGTGTGTAATGAATATACTATAGCATTAGTGCATAGCATTATAAAAAACCCAGAACCCGATTCAAGATACATTACGTATTTTGGGGAGAGAGGTGAGCATACTCATATACTGCTACTGCCTAAGCACATTCAAGAAAGAGTATCAGTATTACGAGTTGCTTCTTTTAACGAGTACATAGAAGGCATAGGCATTAAACTGGGGGCTGAGGTATGCTACATTTGTGAGGAGGAGTAATTGACGTTATTAGTAGACTTAGGTAAGAAAACTGCTGTACCATTAGATGACGCTCTCCCTACTAGGGAGATGAAAGAAATACAATTTGAGGAGGTTAGCGAATTAACCCCGCCTGTACCCGATAACATAGCTTTACTGCAAGTTGCGCCTGTTGGTGAGATTGTAGGTGGTGTCGGTGTGAATAGGGGTGACGGTATATTTTTAGTGTGTGAGACGTAAAAAGAAGATTCCGTACGCAAGTACGGAATCCCTAAGAGAGGAGTAACACATGAAGCACAAGACTCTAGGATAGGTAGAGATATGTGTGAATACTCTAGCATAAATAATTTAAGTAGCAAGAGGTCGATATGATTAAGATTGTAGAAATTCGTAGTGATGCATCTAATGTTGTAGAGGATACTGTAAATAGATTAAGTAGTGCAGGGCTTACTATGCAGTTTGTAGATAGGCTAACACTTAAGGTATGGAACGGTGACCCCGAATGCCCAGTGCATGTGATATGGTTTGGCTCACTCAATGGGCAGACTAAAACGGTAGTAGTTAACAGAATAATTAAGGAGCTATGTGATGGCAAAGACGCCTGAAGGTGAGATTAAAGACCAAGTACGCAAAGTGCTTGATGGGGTGGGTGCGTATTACTTTTTCCCTGCGGCTAACGGATATGGTCGCACTGGTATACCCGATGTGATTGCGTGTATCGGTGGGCATTTCATTGGTATAGAGTGTAAGGCAGGAAGTAAACAACCCACAGCTCTGCAACAACGCGAGCTTGGTAACATTGAAAAGGCAGGAGGAACAGGTCTCCTCGTTAACGCCGACAACATCGACCATTTAGAAAACTATTTGAGAGAGTATTATGAGAGATATAGACTCAGCAAGCTGGGATGCAGACTATGACCCAGAAGATTACCCAACAGCACGTAGACCGTATCACTGGTTAACACCAGAGCAAACACAAAGATTGGTAGAAGAATCACAACTAAAATATTTGGAGAAACAAAATGGAAAAGCTAATTGAAATCTTAACATGGTTAGACACCTCTAATGCGGCATACCTGCTGATGCTATTTTTATTCTTAGTGTTAGCGGCTATGCAAAGTGCAACGCAAACTGAAAACACAAGACTTCGTAAGATGCTACGTAAAGCTGTATTGGAGTCAAAACGATGAGCAAAGAAGATGAGTACATCAAAACCATAAACAAACTTATTAGGGGTGCGGCAGGGTCACCTATGGATATGGCAGACCTAGCATTTACATTGCACAAAGGCATTGCTGTATTGATTCTAATGATTGAGGATGACCATCAAGAAAAGCTACTGTCTGAAGTCGTCCCTCTGATTAGAGATTACATGGAAGAGATGAAGAACAAACACCCCGAACTAAAACAAGCTGTCTTTAAAGCATAGTAGGAGGAGCTATGCCATACAAAGACCCAGAGAAATTAAAAGCGTATAACAAAGCATACTATGAAGCTAATCGTGAGAAAAGAAAAGCGTGGGATAAAGCATACTACGAAGCTAATCGTGAGAAAATAAATGCGGGGGATAAAGCATACCGTGAAGCTAATCGTGAGAAAATAAAAGCGTATAACAAAGCATACCGTGAAGCTAATCGTGAGAAAAGAAAAGCGTGGGATAAAGTATATTATATCGACCCGTTAAACTCTGCAAGACACAGTATATACAAATTAACAGGCTTGAAGAAAGCCGAAATCCCAACCGAGTTGCTTGAAGCACAAGCACTTATTATTAGTATCAACAGAGAGATTAAGAACCATGAAAAATTGCACAGAGCTTAGACATAACCTATCAGAAGTATATGAAGGTATTAAAAACAAAACCATTGCAGTACAGGATGCCCAGCAACTTATTGCCGCCGCTCGTGTGATGGTGTACTCAGCAGGTAAAGAAGTCGAGTATGCGAAAGCAAGACGTGAAGTACCCGAAATCGAATTCCTATCTAAATAACAATAACCTGCGCGGTGTCACAGCCGCGCAATCTGGAGAACATCATGAGTAGTGAATATACAGAAGAAAATGGGTGGGAGTTCTTTGAATATACTATGCATATAGGAGATGAAAGACTTGAGTATTGGGCTACGATAAAACTAGTAGACGATGAAGAAGGCGATAACTATTACTGCGAAGAAGAAGAACTTACTCTGTATGTAAAAAGTAAAGCGCTTGGGTACGAAATTGAATCCAACGTGGGTTGTGAAGCGCCACAATTTGAGGTAGAAGAGATATTTGATAGATACATATCCAACAACCCTGAGATAGACAAAGCAATATTAAACCAGCTATTAAAGAAATAAGGAGAGAACATCATGAGCGCAACACTTGTACTTACATTATCTTTTTTAACTGTCGATACCAACATTGACAAGAAAGGACGCACAACATCTCACGAAACCATAGCCTACACTACGAGTGTAATCCCCTATGACAGCATGACGGCTTGCAACAATGCTAAGGAAGAATGGGGTATGGCTATCGGTGCATATCAGATGAGCAAAAGACCGACTCGTATTATTACTGCTGTCTGTAACGACTCAGCTATGGGGACAGTGCAATGACAGAGATGACGCTTAAAGAATACTGTGAGTTGCATAAGATAGCGAAGACTACCTTGCTGTTTCATTTGGAGAAGCTAAACTTCCCACCGTGTGGGTCAGTACAAGTGAGCAGGCGTAGACCAAGTTATGTGTGGAGTATAGACAACTTAAACATGGCTAAAGACAGAATCAAACATCGGATGGTGGGGTTATGAAAACCATGACGATTAAACAGTTCCGAGAAAAAACAGGGATGTCGCAAGCTACACTCAGAAGGAAGTTAATCGCTCTCAACGTGTCGCCTGTCGGTATTAGCAATCAAGGTAAGACATCGTTCTTATGGGCACTAGACGATTTAGAAAAAGCGTTCTCATTAGTAAATACTTATTTGTCCCCTCGTGGGCGTCCTAAAAAATTGTGGTGATTGATATGAACAAAGAACACGCAGGATGGGTTGTAGCAGGGTTATTCTTTATAGCGTTACTTATTGCACAGGTAACAAACTATGTGGATAACAAGCACCGCCACACTATCATCAAGACTAACATAGGCGAGTTTATCCTACGGGACGGCAAGCTATATGGGGTATATGAGTTAACCCGCGATGTGCAAGGCAATATGGTGGCGAGATGATTTATAATGTATACTATAGACTTATAAAACTTATTAGGAGTCTAAGATGTCAAAGAAACAAACAGCTCAATCTTTTTGGGGTAGAGTAGATAGAAGTAGTGATGGGTGTTGGGAGTGGCAAGGTAGCAAAAATAGCACAGGGTATGGCACGGTTTCATGGGGGGGTAAGTTATATACTGCTCATAGGGTAGCTTTATATCTTATGGGCAGTATACAAGATATGTCAGCGCCTAAATCTCATAGAGACTCTCTCCATGTATTACATAAATGCGATAACCGAAAATGTTGTAACCCTTCCCATTTATTTTTAGGTTCATATAAGGATAACCAGTTAGATGCTTATAAGAAAGGACGTAGGTCTCAACCTAAGGGTGAGCATCATGCAAATGCTAAGTTAACAAATACAGAAGCCGAAACAATAAGAGGTAGATATGATAGAGGAGAAACGCAAATGAGTTTAGCTAAAGAATTTAACGTGTCACAACGGGCTATTAGTTTAATTGTTAGAGGGGAAACATACAGTGTTAACACTTGACATGGAAACTTTTTATGATAAAAACTATAGCTTATCCAAGCTAACCACTGAAGAGTATGTGAACGGTGATGAGTTTGAGGTGATTGGTGTAGGCATCAAGGTAGACGATAAGCCTACTATCTTTTACACAGGAACTAAGGAGGAGCTTAAGGCGTACCTAGACTTATACGATATACCTAATCAGATACTGCTATGTCATAACACTTTCTTTGATGCAACGATTCTATCAGAGTATTTTGGTATCACGGCTAAGAGGTACATAGACACCCTGTCTATGGCTCGTGCAATACATGGCATATCAGTAGGCGGTAGCCTAGCTAAACTAGTAGAGTATTATGAACTAGGGGCGAAGGGTACGGAGGTTGTGAACGCACTGGGTAAACACCTCAAAGACTTTACTGAGGAAGAGCTTGCAAGGTATGGTGAATACTGTGTGAACGATGTGGAGGTTACGTATAAGCTATTCCATGCACTGATGCCGCACTTCAACACACAAGAGCTATCGCTAATTGATATCACTATTAAGATGGCAACAAACCCTACGCTAACTATCGACCTGCCCATGCTGGAGTCCTACCTGCATGAAGTACGCACAAAGAAGGAAGACTTACTGAGTCGAGTGGTTGCCGATAAGAAAGAGTTGATGAGTAACCCTAAGTTTGCGGCACTGCTTGAGAGCTACGGGGTTGATGTACCAATGAAAGTATCACCTACTACAGGAAAACTAACGTATGCCTTCGCAAAGACTGATGACGGACTCAAAGACTTACTCGAACATGAGAACCCAGATGTGCAGGTACTGGTCGCAACGCGACTTGGTGTTAAGAGTACAATCGAAGAAACACGGACTGAACGCTTTATTGGAATCGCTAAACGAACTAATTACTTACCCATACCGCTAAACTATTATGGTGCGGCAACAGGCAGGTGGTCAGCAGGTGGTGGACAGAAAGTAAACTTTCAGAACTTGCCTAGAGATAGCACACTTAAAAAGTCTATTGTTGCACCTGATGGTATGGTCGTAGTAGGGGCTGACTTATCTAACATTGAACTGCGTGTGGGTCTTTGGGTGTGTGATGAGATGGAGGCTCTCAAGTCACTAGGTGATGGTCGGGATTTGTATAAGGAGTTTGCATCCCTTGCGTTTAACGTACCTTATGAGGAGGTAACTAAGGCACAGCGGTTTATTGGTAAAGTTTCGCAACTATCACTAATATTTGGTGTCGGGCACTCTAAACTTCAATCTGCTATTAAAGCGGGGTCAGGCACTGACTTAGGTGAGATGGAAGCGAAGCGCATCGTTGACCTCTACCGCAATACATACACAGGGGTGACAGCGTTTTGGAAGACGTGTAGTAGTGCTATTAAGGCAATCGCTGACGATGGTACGTTTACATTTGGTCGCAACGGTTTGTATGTAGTGGATGGTAAGCGCGGTGTGAAGCTCCCGTCTGGTCTATATATGCAGTACCTACAGCTTGAGAATGTGATAGACGAATCGTCTGGCGAGAAGGGTTACAAGTATAAACTGCGCAATGGGTATGATAGACTTTACGGACCAAAATTATTTAATAATTGTATACAGGCGACTGCCCGTTGCATCATGTCAGAGGCTATGGTTCGCATAGCTAAGAGGTATCAAATCGCGCTGTCTATTCATGACGCGCTGTATATAGTTGTGCCAGAGGGTGAGGCGCAGGACGCCTTAGATTATTTAATTGAAGAGATGTGCAAACCCCCCACATGGATGCCCGATATACCACTAGCGGCTGAGGGTGGATGGGGTAGAAGCATAGCTGACTGTTAGGAGAGAAGAGATGACTAAAGACGAAATGTTTAAACGCCTTGAGATGGCGCAGAAAAACAAGAAAGAATTAAAGAAAGTTAAACTTAAAATCCTCGCAGAGATACAGCAACTCAAGCTGATGCTCCGAGCGATGGAAGAACAAGAGGTGTTAGATGGCTGAGATAACGTACTGGACTGTAATTGGAATTACTATGGTCTGTTTTATGATTGAGTACACAAAAGGGGATGACAATGACCTTAGATGATTGGGTGGCACTTGTTGCCTATGTAGGGTTTATTGGCTTATCAATGAGGATACTATGGACAAAGTTAAAAAGGTAGAAGCAGTAACGCCTGTGCCTAGCGCAGTGAATTGTAAGCACGCCCATTGGCGGGTGTATCAAAGTCGGGGGTATCGTGAGTGCGATAAATGCAAAGAACAACGCCCCATCTTTAATGACATAAGACATCAGAGGTAAGTATGACATACACAATAGATAAGAAGATTACAGGCTACAAAGTAGTTGATAAAGAAGAATCCCCTGCGGTATCCGCAGATGTAGAAAAGATGCACGAGCTACTGCCTCGACCAGAATACCTGCAAGGGACAACGTATAAGATTAAGACACCGCAGTCTGAGCACGCTTTGTATATTACGATTAACGATATGGTGCTTAACGGTGACGAGCGTCATCCCTACGAGATGTTTATTAACAGTAAGAACATGGAGCACTTTCAGTGGGTACTTGCATTAACGCGCTTGGTGTCCGCAGTGTGGAGAAAAGGTGGTGACTCTACGTTTTTAGTTGAAGAACTTAAGAATGTGTTTGACCCGAAAGGCGGTTACTATAAAAAAGGTGGTGTGTATATGCCATCGCTCGTAGCAGAGATAGGAACAGTTATCGAACAACATCTGGTTGCAACGGGCGTGATTAAAGTCGAAGTGGATGAACATCAACAAGCGTACTTGGGAGCTAAGAAAGAAGAAGTTGGTGAAGAAGGTTTAAAGAATGCTGAGTTATGCACGTCATGTAATACCAAGTCTTTAATATTGATGGATGGCTGTGTTACTTGCGTAAGCTGCGGCTTTTCGAAGTGTAATTGACGATGTATATCAAATGTGGGTGATTTATGAGTAAAGAAAGAGAGTTGTTAAAAAGAGTGCGAGATACACTGCTCGAACTAAAAGAAACTCATTATGATTTGTACTGGGATATACAAGCTGAACTAGACCTAGATGAGCAAGTGCCTGTGGCGTGGATGTCAACAAAAGGAGAAGGCGGTCTTACAGATGATAGTTATTATGCTAACCACAAAGATTATGTGCCACTCTACCTAGCACCACCAAAACGTGAGCCTTTGAGTGATGATGAAATTTTCAACATTGGATACAATGCAGGATTCACTCTTGACCATGTTAAAGATGATGATGGTTCTGTCTACGGCTTTTTAAACGAGTATGGTTACATTGATAATAGCCCCTATTTTAAGTTTGTCAGAGCAATAGAAAAAGAACACGGTATTGGAGTAGAAAATGAATAAAGAACAAGCACTCCGCACCATAAAACTGCTGTCAGCATTAGAGGCTTATGCCTTTATGATTGAAAAGTTTATGCCGGATTATCTGCATGACGAGCTTATAACAATTGTAGGTGATTTAGAAAGTATTGTGCTTGATAAGCCAATTGAAAACGATTTTTTAACAGCGAGTAAATACAGCGGAGCTGAATACACAAATCCGCACAAACACAATAATGGTTTATTCCAAAATAAAGAGGATGTTAAAAATGAAAATTGAAATTAAGAAGTTAGACGAAAAAGTGATACTACCGGCTTACGAAACAGCAGGTGCAGCGGCTGTGGATTTACGCGCCAACATCACTAAAGCCATTAAGCTAGACTTAGGCGAAACGGCATTGATTCCTACAGGCATTGCTATCAACATCAATGACGATAATGTCGCAGCGGTAATCTTACCTCGCAGCGGTCTTGGGCATAATCATGGTATCAAACTCGGCAATAGTGTTGGCTTAATTGATAGCGACTACACGGGAGAGCTTAAAGTGTCAGTAAAGAATACAGGTACTGGTGTGTACAAGATTAATCCGCAAGACCGCATTGCTCAAATGAAATTTATTCCAATAGTGCGAGCGGAGTTTATTGAAGTGGAGGAGTTCAGCACAGTGACTGAGCGCGGTGCAGGTGGCTTTGGTAGTACGGGGGTATAACATGAGCTTATTAACAGAAGAACAGATTGCCGAACTTGCTTGTATTGCTAGTAACCAATCGACAAGTAAAGATTTGTACCAAGAATTTTGTGAATGGAACGAAAAGCAGAATGACTTATGTGGTTTTTTACAATGCTATGAACCAAAATGGCTTGATTTATATAAAAATGTAAAAAAAATGGACATTAAAGTTAATTTTTATAGTGATAATGAAAATATATTAGAAGCGCTTATTGTTACACACCACCGACCAGAACCAGTTATCACGCCACATCCACATGCTGAAATACTGGCTAAATATGCTGAAGTTGCAGCAAGAAGGATTGATCCTTGGATGGAGTTTGAGTATGAATTTCGTGGTCAGTGGAAGCGTTTACATGATCACCCAATGTGGGGACATAATATAGAATACCGCCACATCGGAGAAACAAAATGATTGCAACAACAGCTTATATTTTAATTATCGCTGTAACCACTCACGGTGAGCTTACACAATCAACAATCGAATTTGCAGACAAGGTATCATGCGAATCAGCGGCAGTTAGACAGGACTTTGTTCTTAAATCTATGGGTACTCACTTTACTCGCTGGAATTTAACCTGTCATCCTTATCAGCTTACTGGAGAGAAGAAATGAATGAAGAAGAATGTATGGATGTAGTGATGAAGCTCTTTTATAGTCATGGGTTAGATTTACGGAGACTTATCGAGGCACTGCAAACTATTGAGGGTATATACCTAAGTCAAGCTGAAGATTACCCAGAAGCATCACCACCTAGAATACGCATAGGCACAAGAGAAGGCACTAACGAACCCTTAGTGGTTATAAGACAGCGACTACATAGCTTTAGAAGTTTTGATAATGACCTAGGTCTTACTGGTTTTATGACTCCTGAGGGCAAGCAACTAACATTTAAAGGTGAGAAGAAATGAAACTAAAAGTTAGTGAGGATGAGCTCTACCCCATATATGATATAGGTGATGGGTTTGGTAAAGAAGTTGAGGTCACTGAAGAGTTTTTTAAAGAGTTTACAGAGGTGATGGATAAGTTCTGGAATATGCAAGAAGCATTACGCTTGTTATATGACAGCGTACCTGATGAGAAATCTCCTTATACTTTTGGTACTATGCCTGAGTTTACGTGTGATGAGGTGGAGGAAGATGAGTTTGATGAAAGAGGTTTACTGATATATAAAGTAAAAGATAGATACAACTTCTCGTGGGAGGACAAAATATGAAAGTAACCCTAGTTCAGCACACGCCTAACCCAGAAGAACATATCGGATTACTTGCAGGAATATGCTACGGTAAGACAGGTGAACAATCACCAGAGCAGTGCATTAAGAGAGCCTATCACTGCGTAACCAAAGGGCATTTATCAACACTACGCTTTGCCCATGCTACGTTTTTGATTGAGGATATTAGCCGCATCTGTTCACATCAGTTTGTTCGCAGTAAGCATTTAGATTTCTTGCAACGTAGTCAGCGCTATTGTAATGAAGAAGAAACTAACGTAGTTATTCCAGAAAGCATTAGTAAATATGGTGTGCAGGATTTTGTTTATAACGCTCAAATATTATATGAAAACTTAATCAAAAATGGCGTTAAAAAAGAAGATGCGCGATTCATCCTACCACAAGGCACGACAACAGAATTACTGGTAGTCGGTAACTTCCAAGCGTGGTATGACTTTATTAAACTGCGCAGTGGTAAAGAAGTGCAGTGGGAGATACGAGAAGTAGCGCATGAGATTAACCATCAACTACATAAGATTGCACCAAACGTATTTGTGGAGCTTGAGCATGAATAGGCTATGCGAGGTATGTAACTTAATCAAAGAAGAGTCAGTATTTAAAACAGATAGTACAATATGTAAGAGATGTGCAGTGGTAGCAGGAGTGCAAGACAGTTTGCAAAGACGCAAGCGCAGGGACGTTAGTTCACTAGACAACAAGATGTGTAGAAAGTTTTTACAACATCATTTAATAAAGCCGACAGGTTGGGAGATGACACTATGAACGACAAACCTAAAACAATTTACGATGCATACACACAGGGGCAATTATACATGGGTGACTCAGTACACGAAGCTAAAAAAGAAGACATGGTTAACGAGCCTCCACACTACAAAAATGGTAAAATAGAATGTATTGTTGCGATGGAAGCAATGCTTACGCCCGAAGAGTTTATTGGGTATCTGCGAGGCAACGCCTTTAAGTATATGTGGCGATACCGAAACAAAGGTAAAGCACATGAAGACTTGCAGAAAGCGCAATGGTACCTGTCTAGATTAGTATTTATACATAACGAAAAATAACATGGCAACAGAAGATGGAAACACAGACCTCGCGTCACTGCATGAGGAGATGATGCGAGATAAACTTATCGCAGTTATTTGCAGAGAAGCTGCACAAATAGATACAACTAACCCCACCGGACTTTGCTGGACGTGCGGTGACTTTATAGGATACAAGAGGAGATGGTGTGATAGAGAATGCGCGGATATATTTGAAGCCGAAACTAAGAAAAACCGGTAGTTTGTGGGTCTGCTACACAGAGTGGAAGTCTATACCCTGTACTGCTTCAACGCCTCAGAAGGCTTACATAAGATGGGTATGCAAAAATGAGCGTACCTAGTTTTACTTATAGTTCACTGAGTAGGTTTATTACCTGCCCTAAGCAGTACGAAGCACACCATGTTTTAAAGTACATACCCTTCGCAGATACCTCAGCTACGCTGTATGGAAAAGACTTACATCTTGCGGCTGAGAACTACATAGGTAAAGGTGAGGCATTACCAGAGCGGTTTATATTTGTTAAGAAGTTCCTTGATACTATCAATAACATCAAAGGCAGAAAGCTTTGCGAGTATAAACTCGCAGTGGCGAAGACAGATACTGGATATGAGTTCTGTGATTATGAAGCACCTAATAGGTACTGGCGTGGCATTGCAGACCTTGTCATCGTAGACGCAGATGCTAAGAAAGCGTATATTGTGGATTATAAAACAGGCAAGTCAGCAAAGTATGCAGACACTAAGCAACTAGCACTACTAGCGGCGGCGGTGTTCCTAGAGTTCCCGTATGTTGAGAATATCAAAGGGATGTTACTATTCGTAGTAGCTAACGAGATGGTAAAAGAAGAATATACATATGAGAATAGATTGGGTATTTTTGATAAACTAGCACCTGTATTAGCGCAACGGTCAGTAGCCTACGAGACGGGAGTATTTAATCCTATTCCTAACGGACTATGCCGTCGATGGTGTCAGGCTACACGGTGCATTCATAACGGTAACTATAAGGAGGGGTGATGCCCTACAAGAACAAAGCAGATAGAAATGTTAAACGAGAATATGAATTAGAGAAGACTCGCCCTGGGGCTCACGCTGCTAGAATGGAGAGACAACGTGCTCGCCGTGCATATGATAAAGCGGGTATTGACCGCACTGGGAAAGACATTGACCATATCAAAGGCGTTAAAGCGGGTAACGGTAAAGACAACCTACGTCTTAGAGACCCAGAAGTAAATCGTTCGTTCCAACGCAACAGTGACCATACTATGAAGAAGAACGAACCACCAAAGAAAGCTAAACCTAAGAAGAAATAATATGGAAGTATCCGTAAAGTCAGTGCAGATTATTGCAACGGAGTCTGGTTTACCTGAGAGTTTAGTAGAGCGTCACATAGACGCTCTATGTACCATGACTCTTAGAACGCGTATTAGTGAACGGAAGATGTGCCTAAACAAAGTAAGAGCATGGTACTTTAATAGAAGTACGAATAAGCCTCAGCTATTTGAAGTATTAGAAGATAAATGATTCGCCCCCTTAAGGGGCTGTACGGAGCGACAATGGAAATACAAGTAATCCAAGATAAGGTCTTGTCTATCAAGACCACTAACCCCGATGCTATTACAAGCGTCATTACAAAAAGTAAAATTAAAGATATTGATTTTGGTACAGCAGAGGTATGGGTAAATTTTGGTTTAGGTGAAGCGCATATCCTAAACAATATAGGTATTAAAAATGTACCCTCACCTATTCGCACACAGTATACGTGGACAGGGATGTATAAACCCTTTGACCATCAGCGAGTAACATCAGAGTTTCTAACACTTAACCGAAGAGCCTTTTGCTTAAATGAGATGGGTACGGGAAAAACTAACTCTGTTATCTGGGCGGCTGACTACCTAATGAAACTCGGTGTGATACGCCGTATGCTTGTGATTTGCCCTCTATCTA